GGTGTTCCAACATTACCAGCACCGTATTTGCCTTGTTTGTAGGATCCTTCTTTTAAATACGATTTAAAAGTTTTCATCTTTTTCCCTTTTCCTTTTTAGTGCTTATTTTAGTAGGCTTGACCATCAAATCTAAATTATTTGGTGCCATTGCCTTCTCTTGTTCACTAATATTAATTAACTTGTCAGCAAATTGAACAGCGCCGGCTAAGGCATTTAAATTAGATTTCATTTTACCTAATTCACTTTCAACTTTGACAATGTTTGCTTTCAGAGTATCAAACTCTGCAACGAGTGTTTTTTTCTCGTCATATAATTTTTCAGTTTTTACGCCCATGATATCCTCAATTAATTATTAAAATTATGATGTAGTAAATCCGTTTCCTGCAATAATATTCCAGGCAGAATTTTTGAACAAACAAGTTACCGTTTCACCTGGTGCATTTAAAAGAATATTTGTAAACCCTCTTAAATTTGCTGGTGTAATAGTTACAACATTAGTACCACTTGTAGAAGTATTAATAATTGTTTTAACTTGTCCGTCTGCTCCATTTGCTAGTGTCGCTGTTGCGATAGCTGATGTTGCGTCTATCTCTGTAATAGATGAAGAAGTGTCAACCACGATTGTCGTTGAACCATCAGATACTAGTTGTTGTGAAGCTTGTGATAACCCTAAAAAAGATGGTATGTTATTAAATACATCTTGAGCGGCTATCTTTTTGTTAATTGGTGTACCTGTTGGGTCGTCCACTACATGGAACAAATCAACTGCGGCTAAACCGTCACCAAGGTCGGTCAATTGTGTGATTTTCTTATCAGCCATTTTTATCTCCTATAAACCCTTAATGGGTATGCTACTTGTACCAGATGATACAATCACTTTATTAATATTATTTATAAGGGCGGACATGTTGATATCCGCCCTATATTTATTGATTATTTATATGATTAAGCGTCAGCTGAATTTGTTAATGCAACTAAACACTCATGTGATACTCGACCACTTCTACCACCAGAACCAGTTGTTTTCAAGTTCCAGCCTGCATGTGCAACTTTATTAGCAGCTGTTTCTGAATCTTTATAGTTAAAAAGACCCATAGTAACACCTGATATAAAATTATTAGCAGTTGTATCGTTGAATAAATCTGTTCTATTCGCTGAAGTTGGCGATTTACGAATAGCAGCTACAGACCATAATGGTGCTCCAGCAGCCTCGTCTTTATTAGTGTGTGATGACATATTATTCTCTCCCTTATTAGTTATTGGTACTCAATACTAATATTTATAAGGAGAGTTACTTAAAACCAAGTTTTTTAAGTTCGGAGATAGTTCTTGATGTTGAGGTGTGGTGAATACCTATACCACCTCTTTGTGTGAATTCTTTAGTATTCTTTTCGTAATCGTCAATTAAGATTGCACTTGTTCTATAACCAGTTTGTGCGTAATCTTTCTTTTGATATCTTCTTACTAGATTGATTCTATTATTAGGTAGACCAACATTCTTTTTAATCCACAAAGTTTTACCTGGGATACAAGTTGGGTCCCTATATTCTTCTACATGAGCCGATAGTATATCAGGATTAAACTTTGAGATAAATCTCCAAAGGTCTTTACCACCTGACATCCAAGGCATTGTAGACCAGAAGTCGCCTTTATTAACAATTGGATCCCACTTACCCTCTTTAGGTAAACTCATCCACTTTTTAATAGGTACGCCTACGGTTTTTTCTGCGTGAGATTTGAAGTCGCAAAGGACTCCATCCATATCACAATATATTTGGGGTAGTCCATATTTCATAGTGTTTGTCCTTTCATGCTAATATAATATCACATGTGGCCTGAAAGGCAAGAGCTTTTTTTTATTTATTGTATTCTATTGATGGTTTTGTATCAATTTTTGTTGCTTTTTCGCCTGTATCCGTTACTTTTTTAGCTGCGACTTTCTTGTCATCTTCTTTTTTAGTAGGTGTCATGTCTTCGATACCCTCTGACTTCGCTTTATACTTGTCATCTATCTTGTTAAAAAAGTCTTTCTTTTCTTTTGGCGACATTGAACCGATACCCTTACCAGCTTTGTCTAATTCTTTTTTAAACATTTTCTGGTAACCAGAGTCTTCTTTATAAGAGCCTTGTTTAGATACAAGTTCTTCAATACTACCCGGTTTGTGTTTTAAATAATTACTCATTTTATCTCCTTGTAATTAATTATCTCGTCTTTAACTAGTCTATCTTTCAAAACTCTAGTCATAAGATTTAATGATATTTGTTGAGGTCTTTCCTGCCAACCATACCATTTTGTTTCTTTACCCATACTATAAGGTGGTTTTTGACCCACCGAAAAATATTGTTCACCAGTTACATCATAAATTTTACCTTTATGAAAATCTTGTAACCACCAATGTTTCTCATCTCTATAATCTTTGGCACTTACAGATACTAAATCTTTCGTATCTATCAAATGATATAAAGCTTGTGAAGAATGATAACAATGTCCGTAATATTTGACTTTGTTTTTATCTTCAGGATACATTACTTTTTTTAACCCTTTTAATAAATCAGGTGTTAAATTTTCTTGTATCAACTTTATAACATTATCAATTTCTTTGTATGTAAAAGGTTCAAATGTTAAAACTCTACTCTTATATATTCTATTACCTTTTGCATAACAATGCCTTGTAACCACTTTCATAATATAAAAAAAACTTTTTAATCTACATTAAACTCGGGGTCTACCTTTTTAATGGCAGCCTTTACTGCGTTTGGATTACCTGTTTCAATTTCAAATGAAGCATTAGGTTCTCTTCTTGAAGGTTTTTCCTTATGTTTAATTCTACCACCTGCTCTCTTAATAGCGTCTTCAACATTTTTCATATCTCTACTTGCTTCATAAGATTGTGATGGTTCGTATTCTTTAAATGCATACAGACTTGCTTCATCTAAACTTTCTTTTCTAACTTGTTTAGCTAAATCTTTATCTGCACCACCCCAAGTACCACTTGATTTTGTTACGAATGAATTAACTCTAGCAAGAGCCCATTGTACTTGCGTTGCGCCTGGTCTATGACCACCACGCCAAGCTGCCATGCCTCTATCGTAAACTTTTTTCAAAATACCATATGGCATTCCAGATTTTTTTGCTTTGTTCTTAACTGCCTTGATACTTTCGTAAACTTCTTTTGCTGGGTGGTCTTCTTTAATACCCTCTTTTTTCTTAACAATATTAGTTGCTACTGCATATCTAACACTATCGCCTTCTTTACCATATCTATCTTTAAAATCTTTTTTTGGTAACTCATCTGCTTTGTCATGCACTTTTTTAATTTGTGATTTAGTTAGGTCTGCCTCTGTCTTCATTGCTTTTTCTAACTCTTTTGCCTGACCAGCATGTGCCTGACTAGCACCTTTTAACATACCAATAATTTTCTTGATAGTAGGTTTATCTTTCTTATCTAATTCTTCTTTGATACCGGCCTTTTCTTTTTTCAATTTATCTTTCATATGTTTATATGCGATACCAACTTGTAATAATGGCTCACCAGTTTCAGGATTTACCATTTTTTCAGTTTCTTTTTTAGCAACTTTTGCTTTTTCTGTTTCTGCTTTTATTTTTAAAGATTGTATCTCGTCATCTTTTTTATCTAAATCTGCTTTTAGTTTTTCAACACTTTCAGATTCTTTCTTTTCTGTATCTGCGTCTGCAGCTACATCATCTTTTTTAGGTAACTCTTCCTTTTTCTTTTTCATATCTTTATCCATTGTCATGGCGTCATCTTGTTCTACTAACTTTGATAACTGGTTTATACCTGCAGCTTTGATTGCTAATTGAGTAGGTATATCCATGTTCTTAATCATTTTTCTAATAGCAGGTGTAACATCTGAAGCTTTCTTATTTGCCCATGTAGTCTTAATATTTTTAATTTGTTGACCTGTTAATTTTGATTGTAAATAACCTGTGTCTTCTTTCTTTAAATGTGAACCAGCAGCTAACTGCATATCTAAAATCTTTCTCATGTTACCTGATAATTCAATACCACCAGGTATATCTTTTGTTTTTAGACCATGTTGTTTTGCTAAAGATACCATATTAGATTTTTCTTTATCATTTCTAAAACCTGTTATAGTACCTGTGCCTTCCATTAAATCTTCTAGTTCTTCTTTTACAACTTCCTCTGGCACACAATTTGGTACCATCTTATCACCTTTTTTCTTCATGCCCACTTTTTTATAACCTACCCAGCAAGCCTCTGTAACTGGATTATAAAAGTGTTGGTCTGCCTCTTCGTCAATTGTATAACTTTCAGCTCTGACATTTGCATTATAAAAATTCATTAAATCTTTTGCAATGTTATTAAGGTCTTTACCTTTACCATCAACTTTAATTACACCACCATGTACAGAAACACCTAGATTTTGTTTTTGTAAATCTGTAATTGCTTTCTTTCGTGTGTCCATATCTCTAATAGTTACAGACATTTTTTTGAATTCGTGTATTTCTTCTTCGCCTAAAATATCTTTTACCGTTTTTACTGGTAGTTTCATTAGTTTGGCAATTTCAGCAGCCGATTTACCTGCTTTTTGCATAGCGTCTATCTCGGACATTTTGCCTTCTTTTACTGCGTCACCAATTAAATCTTCTTCAAAGTCCTCTAAATCTTTTTCTTTTGCTTCTCTGATTTGTTTTACTTCGTCTGTAAGTTTATCAACATCTTCTTTTCTAATTTGCATTAGTTGTTGAGCTTTGAAGTTATGTTTTGAAATAAGTCTTGCACTTGCTAAACCAGAAACAAAAGGTATATCTGCCTTGTACATCATTGCCAACATGTTTTTGTCGCCATCAAATTTATCCATAATTTTCATTAACTTATTAGCATTGTCCATACTAATTCTTTTATTTCTTAATGGTTCGTATGCCTTTTTCAAAGCTGCAATTTGCATTTGAATGGCACTATTCTCTACAACGGAACCATAGGCTTCTGCCATTGTTTTTCTGTATCTGCTCATTAGTTGTTTACCTTTGCTCCCGCTCTCCATTGGTAACATGACCAATATCGTGCTTTTGTTTTAGGACCTGGATTATCACAATTGTGCCTTGCTCTGAAAGACTTTCTTCGTGCCGGGTCATCTCGTTTAATACTTAAACCAGTTGTATCACCGAATGAAACTTTGATAATATTACCCTTTTCATTCTTTACATACACATAAAATTTCTTACTACCACCTCTAATCGGGTCGTTTAATTTTACTTTTTTGCCTTGATATTCTGCCTCTTCTAAAGGTTCATGTTCGTGTTCAAAGATACACTCTTCGCACTTCTTATCTATTTCGTCATACTCTTTAAATGTTCTCATTTTAGTACCTTTTTAAGCATTTTATCAACGACTTCTTTTAACTTGGTTTCCCACTCTTCTTTATATCGTTCCCTATATTTATCTATTGTGGACTCTGAAACTGCCCACTCTTTTACATCTTTTTCTGTAGGTTCTTCTCGTTCTCTATCTAAAAACCCTTTTACTTTCTTCTTAATAACCATGTCGCCACTACCAGGTTTAGATGGTGTGTAAGGACCATTTTCATATCCTGCATAACTAGGTTCGCCTGGTGTAATGGTAGATGTATGTTTCGCATAATCTTGACCAATATCATATGCTTCTACTTTACTTTTGAGTTCTTTTGATAACTCTCCAAACATCTTCTTAAATTTTTGTGTGTGTTTACTAGGTCTTGTCTTAGCGCCCTTATCTCCAGGTGCTGGTTCGTTGTCATTTTTGGTCGTATCTTTTGATTTAAAATGTTTATCTCTGCTTGTTTTAACATCTTTCTTTAGTCCACTATAATATTTTTTAGGTTGTGTACCTTTTTTATCTTTAATATCTTTATCTTGAGCCAGTCTATCTGTATGTGCCTTTGAGGCCTCTGAAACGGCTTCAAATCCATAGTCAACATTTAAGTCGTACTCTCTCATTTCTACCTCTCTGTCAGCGGCTATAGGGACACAATCCCATATCCATGCTTTGTGTAAGTTGTTATTAGTGTCTTCAACAACAATATAGTTTGTGCCTTTTCTAACTACTTTACCTTTTACATCTTCTTTGACATAATCAACTTCATCACCTATATTAAATATCATCTCTCTAATATAAA